TGGGGTAAGTTTACTTGGTCTGTGCCTTATACACATCACATAAAGAAAGGTGACATAGACCTTGAGGTAATCTTCCTTGCTCTTGATCGTCCAGAAGATGTTAAAAAACTACTGTCCCTCGAACTAACAGGCATCTGGATTAACGAGGCAAGGGAGATACCTAAGAGTATTATTGATGCTTGTACGATGAGGGTTGGTCGATTTCCTTCTATGCGTGACGGTGGTCCAAGTTGGACAGGAGTTATTGCAGATACAAACGCACCAGAAGAAGATCATTGGTGGCCTATTATGTCTGGAGAAGTTCCAGTACCCGATCACATTCCTAGAGAGCAAGCTAAGATGTTGGTTAAGCCTGACAACTGGCAGTTCTTCACACAACCATCTGGCATGAAAGAAATATATAATGAAGATGGTGAAGTAGAGAATTACAAAGCAAGTAATTACGCAGAGAATAAAAAGAACATGCTTGGTAATTATTATGAAAACTTAGTACAAGGTAAAACAAAGTCTTGGATTGATGTCTATGTTATGAATAAACTGGGCACGATACAGGACGGAAAGCCAGTATATCCAATGTTTGCTAGTGAAACACATATTGCTAAAGAAGAAATACCAGTAGCTTCGGGGCTTCCTTTGTATATAGGAATAGACTTTGGGCTTACTCCTGCTGCTGTTATTGGTCAGAAGGTTAGAAACAGATGGTTGATACAGTCAGAGGTTGTTGCTTTTGATATGGGTATTGTTAGATTTGCAGAGGTGTTACGGAATGAAATTGCTACTAGGTTTTCTGAAGCTTCCGATGTCTATATATATGGTGATCCAGCAGGTGATTTTAGGGCGCAGACGGACGAATCTACCCCTTTCCACATACTTAGAGGTGCAGGTCTACGTGCTTTTCCCGCCCCGAGCAATTCGGTGGATCTCCGCTTGGAGTCAGTGGCGCAGCAACTTAACAAAATGGTTGAAGGCAAACCTGCGTTTTTGATGGACAGAAGATGCCAACAACTTATTAAGGGTTTTGAGGGTGGCTATGCTTACAAGCGTATGGAAGTAAGTGGTGAGAGATACGCAGACAAACCTGATAAGAATATGTACTCTCACATACACGATGCGTTACAATATTTGTTATTAGGTGCAGGAGAGGGGCGAGCTTTGATGTCAAATCAGAAACCTGCACATGTTATTCAAGCTAAAAAAGACTATGATATATTTAGTAGAAGACCTAAAAGTGCGGCTAACAGACAGGGCTTCCGTTCTTTTGTGCGTTGAAATTTGTTTTGAATTGTGTTTACCAATAGGTAACTAGGAGTTTGCTATGTGTACGAAAAAAGCTAAAACAACAAAAACAAAAACCGCAAAGAGGGTTAGCAAGTCTGGTAAGGCAACTACTGTATCAAAAGAAGTAGTTAAACCAACGCCAAGACCTTACGAACAAAAAGCTACTTCTGGAAAAGAAAAGTTTGACTCCAACAAAGCACGTCAACAACAAGTCGCTAATAAGAAAAAAAGACAAAAGAAAGCTAAACAAGAGGCTGCTAGGCAAGCTGCTTTAGATGCACAAAAAACTGTAGAAGTAGTAACAGATCCAACACCAGTACCAGTAACTCCTGACGGTCAGGCACCTCAATTGCCTTTGGACCCAGTAGACCCAACTCTAGGAACTCAAACGAATGATCCTAAAGGGCCGACAACTGATCCTGAAGGAGAAATAGTTTTTCCTAAAGAACCTATTTCAAAAACTGATATACAAACCGTTACTGGTGGTCTTGTTGGTGAAACTGCGGTAACTGCTCCATCTATTTATCAAGCGCCCCCAGAAGAAGCTATTTCAGAGCAAGAAAGATTAGCTCAAGCTGAGTTAAGGAGACAAAGAATAAAAAGAGCTAGATCAAAACAATCTTTACTTAGGCGTAGATTAGAACGATCAAGAGAAGTTGGTTCTGGCAGAAGAGTTTTGTCTGGTACTGAAAAAGAATTAAATATACAGTCACGACAAGCAGGAACAGGTAGACGTAAAGGTGCAGGTCGCAGGTCTTTAATTACTGGTTCTACTGGTGGAATCGGATACTATAGCAGGTTTTTATGATGCAAGATCCAAAACAAAAGTTAGAACGATATGAAAAAGCTAAAGCACATAGGCAAAATTTTGTTGACCTTTTTGAAGAATGTTATGAGTACGCTCTACCGCAGCGTGAATCTTTCTATTACGAAACTGCAGGTCAACGCAGAGATGATAAAATCTTTGACGAAACGGCAGTGGTTGGCGTTCAAGAATTTGCTTCGAGGCTCCAATCGGGATTAGTCCCTAACTTTGCTAGGTGGGCTGATCTTACGGCAGGATCAGAAATACCTAAGGAAGAAAGGGATTTTGTAGATAATGACCTTGATGAAATTACTGAGTATGTATTTGAGATACTTCAGAACTCAAACTTCTCTCAGGAAGTACATGAAGCCTTTATGGATCTAGCGGTAGGTACTGGCGTTCTTTGTGTTGATGAAGGAGATGCAATAAATCCTGTTAAGTTTTCTGCAATACCTTTACCGCATGTAGTTCTAGATACTGGACCTGATGATAATATTGATCATGTATTTAGAGAAAGAAAAGGTATTAGGAACTCTGAAATAACAATACTATACCCAGATGCAAAACTAGACAATCAAGTTCAACAAAGAGTAAAGCAAGACCCAGAAGGCAAATGTTCTATTCTAGAAGTTGCTTGTAAAGATTACAGTAAACGTAATGAAGAAGCTTACTTATATTACGCAATAGATCTTTCTACTAAAACATATTTAGTTGAGAGAAAGTTTAAAGGTGTAGGGTCTAATCCATACGTTTGCTTTAGATGGTCTAAATGTGCAGGAGAAGTGTATGGCAGAGGTCCATTGATTAATGCTTTATCTGCTATAAAGACTACTAACCTTACTATACAATTAATATTAGAAAATGCACAGATGGCTATCTCTGGCATTTACCAGATGGATGATGACGGCATCATCAACCCAGATACTATCAATTTAGTCCCTGGCACGATAATACCAAAGTCACCTCAATCGGGTGGATTGCAGCCAATACAATCGGCAGGAAGATTTGATGTTGCGGATATAGTTCTAAGCGATATGCGCTTGAATATAAAACGCGCACTATACAATGATATGCTAGGAAATCCAGACAGAACTCCTGCATCTGCTACAGAAGTAGCTGAGCGTATGGCAGATTTGTCACGAAGAATAGGTTCAGCATTTGGTAGGTTGCAAGCAGAGTTAGTGCAGCCTGTACTACAAAGAGTAATTTATATTCTTAAAAAGCAGGGGCGTATTGAAATGCCTACTGTCAATGGTCGAGAAGTTAAGATACGTTCAGTTTCTCCATTGGCCCAAGCACAATCTAATCAGGATATTACTTCTGTTTCTAGATTCCTAGAGTTAGTAAATGCTTACTTTGGTCCTGATACTACAAACATCCTTATTAACTCAGAAGAGACCGCTATTCATCTAGCTAAGAAATTTGGTGTACCTGATGGGTTGATTCGTGACAGGGAAGAGCGTAAAGAGATAGTTGCGATGATGCAGCAAATGCAACAGATGCAGCAACAGCAACAATTAGCAGGGCCACCTATTGCCGCAGAATAGTCATATTGGTTTAGACGGAATAGCAAGAAAAAAAGCAGAAGAAGATAGAATAAGCCTTAACTTTGGCTCTTTGTTTTCCGAACCCACTGGTCAAGAAATTCTTAAATACTTGCGTAGTATTACTATAGAAATGGTTAGCGGTCCTAATATTTCTACTGATGAGTTGCGTCATTTAGAAGGTCAGCGTTATTTAGTTGGCCTAATAGAACGTCATGTCCAAAGATCACATAAGGTAAAGAATAATGAATGAACAAGTTCAAGAAGCAGAAGTAGCAACAAAAGTAGCAACAGAGCTACCTCCTCAAGAAGAAAGAGATTTTGTAGTAGCAGAAGATCTGGAAACTAAAACAGATGACCGACCAGAATGGCTGCCAGAAAAATACAAATCGGGTGAGGACTTAGCTAAAGCATACAAAGAGCTTGAGTCTAAGTTAGGAAACAAAGACGAAGATATTCGCAACCAAGTATTAAAAGAAATAGAAACTGAAAGCTTTAAGGATAGGCCAGAAACCGCAGGAGACTATCAGTTGCCTGAGTATCTGGATGAAGAAAGCACTATTGATAGTGATGTTTTGAAATGGTGGGCAGATCACGCATTTACCTATGGATTTAGTCAAGCTGAATTTGAAGAAGGTATAGATAAAGTTATGCAAGTAGGCATGGACGATATACCAGATCCAGAAAAAGAAATGGAAAAACTTGGTGATAATGCAAATGCAAGAGTAGAAGCTGCTGCATTATTTTCTAAGCAGTTCTTTCCAGAAGAGCATATGGAATCTATTGAGAGGCTAACAGAAACTGCTGAAGGGCTAATGGCTCTTGAGTTTGTTATGGAAAAATTACAGTCTCCATCTATAGGTAGTGATGCTACTCCATCTGGAAAGATTACAGAACAAGGCTTAAGGGAAATGATGCAGGACGAAAGATACTGGCATCCTGCTCGAAGAAACAATGACTTTATACAAGAAGTAAACAATGGTTTCCAAAAACTTTATAACGGCTGAAAAGAAAATAATTAAAAGGGGTAAGTCATATCTTACCCCAATGAAACATTATCATATAGAAGAATTTGTAGATATTGTTCATCCTAAGAATAAGGCTGAAACAAAAGACTTTGGTTACAATTCTTTTGAAGAATCTATAGAAGAAATGTACGAAGAGTCAGAAGCTTACATATGTCGCAACGGTAATAATAATATAGTTTTTGTTAGTGGTTTAAATTTTTCTGAAGAAGTGCCACACATGTTCGCAATATTTGCAAATAACCTCGACCACAATGTTGTGTTGGTAGCAAAGATGTCTAAGTCTTTGTTGAATATGTTTGATAAAGTTCATCCTGTTATTACTATGACTATACTTTCTAAGAACGAACATATGCTAAATTGGGCATGTTGGCTTGGTTTTGAGCCTGTAGAAATGAGCGCAGATAATAAGTTTGTTGAATTTGTGCGTTGCAATTTTGAGAATTATGATGTTAATAATAAATCATTACGACCCATAGTGCATTGATCGGCCCTAATGGATACCCGAATTGACATGTGAGCGTGGATACTCGTAGCAATCGGAAACTCAATTTAGGACTGTAAAAATGGCTAATACAATAGACCAAGCCTTTATAAAGCAGTTTGAAACTGAAGTTCACATGGCGTATCAGCGTATGGGTTCCAA